GCTCACGATAGTGCTAATCATGAAGCTAAGGTCCGAGGATCCAGATTTATCGAAGTCAAACTTGATGGTGTGCGTGTTATCACTATCGCTTACCCTGACGGTCGTGTCAATCAGTTTAGTCGCAATGGTAAAGAGCTTGTTAACTTTCCTCATGTAACCGAACAATTTGCCAAAGTAGCTCATACATTAACAGAACCTACTGTGTTCGATGGAGAGATTATGAGCTCTAGCTTTCAAGACTTAATGAAGCAAGTGCATCGTAAAAGTGATGTACAAAGCGACGACGCAGTTCTTAACTTGTTTGATATTCTAACATTGAAGGATTTTGAAGCAGGATTTAGTCCTCGAACTCAAATTGAACGTAGCACTTGGCTCAAGCAATGGTTCGAAGCCAACGAAGAATCTTTGCCCAATGTCACTGTTGTTGGACAAGAACTTGTAGATTTAGATTCCGAGGCAGGACAAAGTAAATACAAAGAAATTAATGCACTGGCCATAGAAGGCGGCTACGAGGGCATTATGATTAAGGATCCAGAGGCTCCTTATGAATG